GCAAGAGATCATTGAAAGCGGTAAAATTCTCCAAGTTCCGCGCAATCGCGGCACCGTGATTTTGCGCGAAGTTGCCCAGCAATACGGTGTCTCAGTCGAAGACATTATCAGCGCGCGCCGCGATCAGAAGGTGGTCCGTCCGCGCCAGATCGTCATGTACCGTCTTTGCTATGAGACGGACTGGAGTCTGCCGCGCATTGGTCGCCTTCTTGGCGATAGAGACCACACCACGGTTTTGAATGGCCGCCGCAAGATTGAGCGCCTGATTGCTTCTGGCGAGGTGACGCTATGAAGGTTCCACTGATTGAGCAGATTTCCGACCTCAATCTGAGGATTGTTGAGATCACCGACACGATCAAACTTGGGCGCAAAGCGGGCAAAGTACCGGAAGCGGTTCTGAATATCCGAGAGCTACGGCTGGAAAAGCTGAAGGCTGCCGCGAAGACGCTTGAATGGCTTTACGACAATGAACAGACAATCCGTGACGCGGTGCAGGGGAGGGCAGCGTGACGTATCGCTTGCTTGATCTGTTTTCCGGCATCGGTGGCTTTTCGTTGGGCCTCGAACGCTCTGGCGGGTTTAAGACCGTGGCGTTCTGCGAGGTTGAGCCGTTCTGCACCAAGATTTTGAACAAGCATTGGCCGGAGGTTCCTGTTTATGGCGACGTGCGCGAACTCACTGCCAAACGCTTGGCGGCAGACGGAATTGGAGTTGACGCCATCTGTGGAGGCTTTCCCTGCCAGGACATTAGCACGGCAGGAAAGGGTGCAGGAATTGAAGGCGAGCGGAGCGGTCTATGGTCTGAATACGCCCGTCTTATTGGCGAACTACGACCCCGCTACGTCTTCGTGGAAAACGTCGCAGCGTTGCTTGGTCGAGGGTTGGACCGCGTTCTCGGAGACTTGGCCGCGCTCGGGTATGATGCAGAATGGCATTGCATACCGGCTTCCGCCGTTGGTGCGCCTCACCAAAGAGACAGAATTTGGATTATGGCGCACTCCAGACGCGGCAGCTGGGGGAGCGTCAGGTCTATTACAGAAAGGGAAGATACACAGAGCAAACGGCCAGCGGGTCCAAATTCGGTTGGTGGATCAGGTAAGAAATCCCAGATTGTGGCCGACGCCAACAGCCAGGGATTACAAGGGCGGGCGCAAGCCGGAGACATTGGCAGCTTCGGGTCGTGGTTACAGCAATTCATTGAACGACGCTCTGACGACATTGGGGCAGCATGGAAAGTTGAACCCGACGTGGGTCGACTGGTTAATGGGGTTCCCGCTCGAGTGGACCGCCTTAAAGCCCTAGGCAACGCCGTTGTTCCGCAAATTCCAGAACTGTTAGGCCGCGCTGTGCTGCGCGCGGAGGGGAGAGCTGCATGAGCAACAATCTTTACATGCCGTTGCATCCTGGGGACTACCTTGCCGACGCGGCGCACCTGACCACGCTTGAGCATGGCGCTTACTTTCTGCTGATCCTCAATTACTGGCAACGGGGTGAGCCATTGTCTGCTGATGACCGCAAGCTGGCGCGTATCTGTCGCCTGGCGGATGCGGAATGGGCTGACGTGAAGCCATCTCTGGCCGAGTTCTTCATTGAGGAAAACGGCCTGTGGAAGCACAAGCGGATTGAGGCTGAACTGGTCAAAGCAACTGAGAAATCTGCGAAGGCACGGGCTTCCGCGAACAATCGCTATACGTCCGTTAAGCAAACGCACTGCGAACGCACTGCGAACGCACTGCCATCGCAGATCGAACGCACTGCTAATCAGGATCAGGAACAGGATCAGGAAGAAAGAAAAGAATTTAGCGCGCCAGCGCGCTCGAAAAAGGGAACTCGTTTGCCAGAGGACTGGCAGCCGAAACATGACCTGATCGAAACAGCCACGAAAGCTGGTCTGTCTGCTAGCCAGTTCGACACCGAGATCGCCAAGTTTCGCGATTACTGGCAGGCAAGGGCCGGTAGCCAAGGCGTCAAGCTTGATTGGGACGCGACAGCCCGCAATTGGATGCGGACGGCTGCCGAGCGGATCAACCCTGCACCACGCAATTCGCCAAGCCCAAAAACAACACCGGCATCTGCCGTGTGGATCAGTCGTGGCTCACCGCAATGGCAGGCATGGACCAAGGCGCGCGGCAGAGAACCGTATGTGTCCGTCCGCAATGGCGACGAAGGCGCTTATTTTCGCTCCGAATGGCCGCAAGCCGAAGGGGTGGCAGCGTGAGAGTGACACCCGACACGCACGCCGACTACACCGGCAGCATTAACGTGAACGGGCAAGAGTTCTGGCTGAACGCTTGGCTCAAAGAGTCCAAATCGGGCGGCAAGTTTTTCAGCCTGTCTGTGCGGCCCAAGGAAGCCCGTACAGCAGCCTCGGAGGACAGGTCGGCTACCCATGTAGCCAGCGATGACGCCATCCCGTTCTGAGGCTTCCTATGGTTGAATTTCTCATGGTCGCCTTGCTCTGCGCGATGGTCATTCTTTTGATCGTGATTGCCGGTCTGGTTGCGGACAACAACCGCATCAGCCGGGAGATACACGCCAAGAACATTGAGGTCGCGTGGCACAAGGCGATCGTGGAGGCCTTTGTTGGCAAGGTGGAAAGGGAGAGGGGGAAATGACTGATATTGTTGAAGCCCTGCGCGTGAACAATATCACCATCGCGCTGCCGGATGGGTCGGTTAAATTTGTGCGGCATGTTGCCGCCGACGAAATAGAGATGCTGCGCGAAGAAAAGCGGCAAATGGCACTGCAATATCTAACGTCTGAAGGCCAGTGGATAGAAGAGACGGGGAGGCTGCGTGAGGCGCTGCGCGACATCGCCTGCGACTGCGAGCATGACTGTGCTGACAGTCCGCTTGGGCTAAGTCCTGTCACGCCAAATTGCTGCCGTAACTTCGCCCGCGCCGCGCTTGGGGAGAAAGAGTGATGAAGGATATTTATGAGCTTGGTTGTACGGCAGGACTGCTAAATTACATCGACCATGAAACTCCGCGTGTGTATTTTGTTCACGCTCATGCCGAGCTGGAGGATTTTGAAGCTTTTTGTAAAGCTCTCACCAAGGAACGCGATGACGAAATAGAGCGGCTGCGTGAGGCGCTGCAAGAATATACCTGCGATTGCGAAAGGGGGTGGTGCCAAGGCATCCGTGGTGAAGTATGTGGTGGACCCGCCCGGTCCGCGCTGGGGGAGGGAAAGGAATGAGCGATATTGTTGAACGGCTGCGGACCGTAGAATGGGATGCCGGAACAGAAAGTTGGATGCCAAGGGCAAAAGTTAGTCCGCTTCAACTCGAAGCCGCCAACGAAATAGAGCGGCTGCGTGAGGCGCTGCGGACCATTGCGGACGGAGATACGCCAAGAGAACACGCAATCGTATATCGCTCTGACGGCGTTCATTCAAAGCATGACAAGTGCAAGCATGGCGCATGGATGTATGACGGGTGTGAAGATGGAAAGACAAATTTGACTTCGATGTGCTTGAAAACAACCGGATCATCAAGGTTCAGTTAGTTGACGATGCGTTTCCGTTTGGGGAGGGGAAGGAATGAGTGATTTAGTTGAACGGCTGCGGGATAAATGGCTGCACAGTGAAGAATATTGTTACGCCGCTGCCGACGAAATAGAGCGGCTGCGTGAGGCGCTGCAAAATTGCGTATACGCTTTACAGGCAGAAATTGGACTTTGTAGAAATGACACAACACCTTGGCGTAAGTGGTGTGTTTCCGTACGTGACAAAGCCCGCGCCGCGCTAGAGGAGAAAGAGTGATGAGCAAGACATGGGACATTAGCCACCTCACTGAAAACGACATGATCGTGGTGAAGGCTGTTGCCGAACATGAGGATGGGTCGGCAACCGTGGAATTGAGTCTTGGCGCCAACACTCTGCGCCTATTGCTGGAACTGGGATTCAAAACGCTGGTGACGGAAGCCATCAAATCAGGAGACGCGAATGGCGAAACTGAAGCGTAAAACCAACCATGCACAGATCAGCGTGCCACCAACGCCCGAACGCATGGCTAAGGCGGAAGGCTTTTTGCACGCCACCAAGGACGGTCCGTTCACCGTTCGCGATGCGCCAGTTGAGCGGTTACACGGCGCCAAGCGGCTGACAGACGCGGAATATAACGCCGCCACCAAGTTTCGCCACCATTGGCACAATGCCGGGCTGGCCGAACGCTTTGCCGTGCAGAATTTCATGGGCGTCGGCGGCGGGGCAGGGTGGGACATGATGCCAGCGTCCGAATACCAAGCCCATCATCGGGAACAATACCGCAAGGCCGTTCAGATGCTCGGACTCAAATTGAGCATGGTGGTGGAAGATGTGGTGTGCCGTGAGATGGATTTGTTCTCTGTCGGTCGCAAGCTGCATTGGCAGAATGAGGTGCAAGCACGCGCCGCTGTTACAGAGCTTCTGCGGTTAGCGTTGGATAAATTGGCGGAAGAATGGGGAATGGCTTGACCCGTAACGGATCATCACGCAAAATTCTCAAACTGGTTGATTTGCGCGCGGAGCCTGACGGGCTGCCGCGTTTTTTATTGGCATCATCATGGCACAACACAAGCCACGGGGCTTCTACAGCAACGTGCCGCCTGAGTTCGATGACATAGAAACCGCTGAGCTTGAGTGCATAGAGGCTTGCCTAGCGGGCAGATCAATTCAACCGATAGAGGCGGGAGGCTCAAATGACCGACGGTGGAGTATCGCCGGAGGCCCTTCTGGAGAGGGTATCAACCCTCAACCTCAAAGAAGTTATCGTGATCGGGGAAGACCCAAACGGCGGCGGATACCTCGCCTCGACGGTTGATGATCCTGATGAGGTTCTATCATTCCTCGTCAACGCAATCGTCATGCTGTCCATCTCATGCTTTGCCGAAGACGCTCAGAGTTTTCACTAAGCCATTACGGCCTCAAAGCCGTGAGGGACATGACCCGCGACGAATTGGCGACTGCCTTAGAAGACATGGTGTGGCGCTACGAATTGTTGAACGCGGCCAAACTAAACACGGGCCTCAAGCCCATCGAGACCACTGTAGAGACCGGTCAAGCGGTCTTGGAGGCCTTGTTTGCGGAGCCTGACGCAACTCAACCCATCGGTGCCGTTATACATCCCTGAGAAGGGTGCGGGCGGCGAGGCGATTGCCGTCATTGACTACAGCAAAGAGGACGATCTGCTCTGGGTCATTATCATGGATGACACGGGCGAGATTTGGTCCGTACCAAACGCTAAAGTGCGTGGTTTCAAGAATTATTCGATTGGGCGGACGCTCGACCGAGCCAAGCCCGACGATCCACTAGCCGCCTCTCCCTCGGCCTAGTGCGCGTCCCGCGTTGGACTCGGCTGGTTTCCTTCCAACTCAGCATACGCAGACGGGGTGAACTTGCGGCCCCGGCATCCGGTGAAACCGTCTTTGTAGAGGTAGGAAGCTACAAGGGCCGCTCGGCAACCTTCATGGGTGTTGAGATTGCCAACTCCGGCAAGCCCATCACGTTCTACTGCGTGGATCACTGGAAGGGTTCGGACGAAAGCGCACACCGCGCGGACCCCGACCGCAAACGCCTATTCACGGTGTTTAAGGATAACATCGCGCCGCTCATCAAGGCGCATGTGCATATCAAGCCCGTCCGTTCGGATAGCGCCCAAGCGGCTCATCTCTTTGAGGATGAGAGCGTAGATTTCGTCTGGATTGACGCAGGCCACGACTACGACAGCGTGTCGGAAGACATTGAAGCTTGGTGGCCGAAGGTAAAAGCCGGAGGAACCATGGGCGGCGATGACCTTCCCATGGAAGGCGTCAATCGCGCAGTGACAGAACTATTCCCCGATGCCGAACGAGTTTCGGAAAGCGGATGGATGTGGTGGCGGGTGAGAAAGCCTGCCGCTTAACCGAAGTCGGTTAACCGATAACCGAAGTCGGCTTCAAACACTCACAGAAACGGACACGTTGACTCAAATTGAGCCAGCACCCGTCAAGAGAGCAAACCAAAATGTCAGAGAATAACAGAGGCCGAAAAGCTGGCTTCACGATGTCGCACGAACATCGGACTAAAATCGCAAACAGTAAGATTCTCAGTAGGTTAATCGCTTGCGCCGAGGGCGAGGTGGAGATGTCATCCACGCAGGCTCAAGTGGCGATTGCCTTGATGAAGAAGGTTCTGCCTGACCTCGCTACGACTGAGATCACTGGCGAGGAAGGCGGCCCGGTTCAAATCCAAATTGTGACGGGCGTACCTCGTGCAGAGGATTGAGATCGGCTACGAAGCTCGCCCTCAGTTTGTGCCTTATCACAGAAGGAGAACTCGGTGGGCGTGTATTGTCGCCCACCGTCGCTAGTGCCGGTAAAACGGTAGCTTGCGTGGCAGATTTGATTGATGCGGCTCTCCGGTCGGAAAAGCATGAAGCACGCTTTGCCTACATGGCCCCAACCTATTCGCAGGCCAAGGACGTGGCTTGGGGATACCTCAAGCGGCTAACGGCAGCGATCCCAGGCGTTGAGCAGCGTGAGAGTGACCTGACGGTCAATCTGCCGAATGGGGCGCGTATCAGACTTTACGGCTCAGATAATTACGACAGGCTGCGCGGCATCTATTTGGATGGCGTGGTGCTGGACGAAGCGGGAGATATGGACCCGCGCGCTTGGCCTGAGGTTATACGTCCTGCTTTGGCAGATCGTCAGGGTTGGGCCACCTTCATTGGTACGCCTAAAGGCCGCAATCAGTTCTTTGAGATTTGGCAGGCAGCGCAGGACGATCCTGATTGGACCACGTTGCGATTGCGCGCCAGTGAGACGGGCCTGATCCCAGAAGGGGAACTCGTATCGGCTGCGAAGATGCTCACCTCAGAGCAATATGAGGCTGAGTTTGAATGCTCCTTTGATGCGGCTGTGGTCGGTGCCTTTTACGGGCGCGATCTGGCTGACGCTGAGAAGGAAGGCCGTCTATGTGGTGTTCCCTATGATCCGGTCGCACAAGTTTGGACGGCATGGGACTTGGGGATTTCAGACACCACGTCCATATGGTTCGCTCAAATCGTCGGGCGCGAAATCCACGTCATTGACTACTACGAGAACTCAGGCGTCGATCTTGGACACTACGTTCGAGAGATACAGAACAAGCTTTATCTCTATGGGGGCCATCTGCTCCCGCATGACGCGCAAGCCCGTGAACTAGGGACGGGCAAGACGCGTGTAGAGGTGCTGCAATCGCTCGGCCTACAGCCCACGATTGTTACCAATCATCGTGTGGAGGATGGCATCAACGCCGCCCGCATGATGCTCAAGAAGTGCTGGTTTGACACCGGACGCACGGCCAAAGGGCTTGATGCGCTGAAGATGTATCGCAGCGAGTGGGACGATAAGCGGCAGACCTTCAACGCGAAGCCTGTCCATGACTGGTCATCCCATGCGGCAGACGCCTTTCGCTATCTGGCGATGGGTTTGGACATGAACGCAAACAATTCTGGTTTTTCATCGACGCGACCACTGCGCCGCGCGATTGCAGGAGTAATCTGACATGGGTGGTGGTTCCAAAGGCGCAAAGATGCGGCCCGAATTGCCTGTGGCATTAGCACCGTCTCCGCGCGTGTCGCCGGTTGAGCAGCCTAATCCGCCAGTGCAACAGAATTATGCGCCGTACTACATGCCCAACAGCGTTGAAGCGATGCGCCAGTCATTGCTGACGGAGAACGGGTCAATGCCGTTTGGTGTGCGCTCGCCTTATCGTCAGGTCACGCCTGATAGCTCTTATGCAGCCCCGCGTATGCCGCAGATGTTCAAGCCAAGCAATGCGATTGCGCCTAGCCAGAATGATCCTGTTTACGAAGCGCGCCTGCGTGAGCTTGAGGAACGTCTGGCCATGTCTGGTGGCGGCGATGGCCGCATGGATGGCGGCGGTTATGGCGGCGGCGGGGGTAACAACTGATGGCAAACGCTCTCCCCGCTGGCCTTGATGAAGTGATGAACGTGTTGGACTCGCAGCCGACTGGTAACTTTGATCCGTTGGCCGCCGCTGGCACAGGCAACTTCATGCCTGAGCAGGGCATGATCAAGGTTGGCATGGAAGACGAGCGGTTTGATCAGATCGTCCGTGAAGCCATTGAAGATGCGGTCATGTTTATTGACAGCTATGTGGCTCCTGTTCGTGAGCGCGCCTCGGCCTATTACGAGGGAAGCCCGCTCGGAAACGAGGAAGAAGGCCGGTCGCAGATTGTCATGCGTGAAGTGGCCGATGTGGTTGATAGCGTCAAGCCAAGCCTCATGCGTATTTTCGCGGGCGGCGATACGGTTGTGGACTATGAGCCGGTCACAAGCGAAGACGAGGAAGCTGCCGCGCAAGCGACGGACTATGTGAACTTCGTCTTTAACCAAGACAATCCCGGCTATCAGATCACTTACAATGCTATCACCGACGCGCTGATCCGTAAGACTGGCATCTTCGTCTGGTATCCCGACACGTCCTATGACGTGAAGGAAGAAAGCTATATGGGCCTGACCAATGAGCAGGCCATGATGCTTGAGCAAGACGGCGAGGTCGAAATCCTTGAAGCCGAGCATATTATTGAACAGGACGAGTACGGCGTAGCGGTTGATAAGATCAACATGCGTATCCGCCGCACACGCAAGGACGTTCGTATTCGTGTGGAGAGCGTCCCGTGCGAGGAATTTATCTGCTCGGTTGATGCGATTGACGAAGATAACGCAACCTTGATCGGTCGCCGCAAGATGGCCACCGTCTCTGAATTGGTTGCCATGGGCTATCCGCTTGAGCTTGTGACCGAGTATGGCGGCGTAGGCGATGCGTTTGATAACAACCTTGAACGCTTCCAGCGCAACCCGGCCTTGTCGCGCTTTGACGATGACAACTCCATGGATCGGGCAGCTAACCGCGTCCTTTATGTCGAAGCCTATATCAAGGTGGACAAAGACGGCGACGGCATCGCTGAGCTTCGCAAGGTCTGCACCATCGGTGGAAACTACAAGGTTGTGCATGAGGAAATGGTGACGGAGCGTCCTATCGCTCTGATCTGCCCATTCCCAGAGCCGCATACGCTGATCGGTAGCTCCTTGGCCGATAAGGTCATGGACATTCAGCGCATGAAGACCGGCGTGATGCGGAACATGATGGACAGCTTGGCACAGTCCATTCATCCGCGGACGGCTGTGGTTGAGAACCAAGTGAACCTTGAAGACGTGATGAACGTTGAGACGGGTGCTATCATCCGCATGAAGCAGGCGGGTGCTGTAACGCCGTTTGCTACTCCGTTTGTTGGTGCGGCAGCCCAAGGCGTTCTGGACTACCTTGATCAGATCAAAACGGCGCGCACAGGCATCTCGCAAGCCTCGCGTGGCCTTGACGCTGATACGCTTAGCAATCAGACGGCAACGGGCGTGGCTGCGACTGTATCGGCATCGCAGGACAGCGTTGAACTCATCGCCCGTAACTTTGCTGAGACGGGCATCAAGCGCCTCTTCAAAGGGCTGCTCAAGGCCATCATTCAGTACCAAGACAAGCCGCGCATGATCCGTCTGCGTGGTAAGTGGGTTGAAGTTGATCCACGCACTTGGAATGCTGCCATGGATGCCCGTGTGAACGTGGCTCTAGGCCGTGGTACGGAAGGCCAGAAGCTGGCAATGCTGATGCAAGTTAAGCAGGCGCAGGAAACTATCGTGCAAGCGATGGGACCAGCTAACCCGCTGGTTGGTTTGCCAGAGTACCGTAACACGCTCGATCAAATCCTGACGCTGGCTGGGTTCAAAGACACAAGCCGCTTCTTCAAGGAAGTAGATGAGCAACAGGCCGCGCAGATGATGGCCGCCAGCCAGAAGCCTGATCCAGCGCAAGTGTTGGCCCAGATCGAAGCGCAGAAGGCGCAAGTTGATATGGCCATCGCGCAGGACAAAGCGCGTCTTGAGTGGGAAAAAGCCAAGCTGGCCGATGACCGCGAACGCGACAAGCTCGACGCTGAGATTATCCTCAAAGCGGCAGAGATTTACGGCAAGTATCAGCAAGTCGTGGATGTGGCGCAGATCAAGGCTGACATTGACCGTGATCGTGAAGCGATGCGGCAAGCGCAAGGCATGATGCGACAGCAGGCGATGTCCGGTTCTATGTCCGGCACTTCTGCACCAATGCCGCCGCCCCCTCCGCCGCAAAATATGATGATGCCGCAATAACATGAACATCGAACACATGACCGCCCAAGAGCGGTCGCGACGGGCCAAAGACCTCTTGGATGACCCGTTCCTTCAGCATGTCTTGAGCATGATGGAGCAAGCTTACATCGAAGCGTGGAAGAACTCGCCGCGCGAAGATTGGGATGCGCGAGAATTGGCCTATGGCCGTCTCGCCGCCCTGCAAGAGTTTCGTGCCGACCTTCAAAAAGTCGCCACGGAATCCGCGATCAATGCGTTCAATCGCCGGTCGCGTGAGGTCATATAAGACCACAAACCCAGACGGGACTTTACATCCCGAAAGGACCAACAATGACAACCTCCGACACCCCGCAAGGGACCGGAATCCATGAGGCTGCCTCACAGATCGAAGCCCTCTTGACCGGCCCGACCGACAATCAAGAGCCTGAGGCTGAGGAAACCTCCGAGGCCCCAGAGGCCCAAGCGGCGGATGAACCCGCTGAAGCTGAACTCACCGAACAAGCTGACGAGGATGCTGCCTCAGATGAGCCGGATGAGGAAGGCGATCAGGCTGATGAAGAAACTGAAGCCGAGGAAGAACAAGAACCCATCTACACCGTCAAGATTGACGGCACGGAGGTTGAGGTTCCTGCGTCGGAACTCGTCAAAGGTTATCAGAGGCAGCAGGATTACACGCAGAAGACCATGGCTCTCGCGGAAGAACGCAAGGCCCTGACACAAGAGGTTGAACAGGCTCAGAAAGAGCGTGTTGAATATCTTCGGGGCTTGCAGGCGCTAGAGCATCAACTCACGGCACTCCAGCCACAACGCCCAGACTTTGATCGTCTCTACGCGGAAAACCCTGTTGAGGCGGCAAGGATTGAGTACGAGTGGCGGAAATACGAAGACTCCATGCGGACGATCTCTGCCGAAAAGCAGAAGGTGTCTCAACTTGAGGAAATGGCCCAAGCGCAGCACATCGCGCAACTGGTTGAGCAAAACCGCGAACGGCTTTTGAACGAGCGTCTTCCTGAG